TTTAATAACGTTAAGTTGTTCTTCTGTGAGAATCTTCAAAGCTTGCTTTGCCTTTTCATTACTATAACCATAATAACGTTTGACATAATCAAGGTCTTTGATTTTATCTTGTCGGAGCCAGGGAGAAAATCTCTTCTTTTTCCTCAGACTATTTAGATAAAAATCATATTGAAGTTTCTTTGGGAGGAAATGATGCTGATTCATTTCATTAGCAAACATTACAGCATCAAGATGTCCAGAAAAACATCGATTGACAATGTATGGAGGATATTCTTTTTCAAGTGATGGATCTTCCTCAATCAGATTCTCTTTGCTCTGATTGATGCTGTTCAACCAATCCTTCAATTCCATAATTAAAAAGTAAAAGTTCCTTGCGTTCTTTTTGTTCTCTCATATACTCACCAACAGATCTCATGGTGTATGTGAGGTCGAACTCTCCTGTTTGGTATTCTTTAAAGCGGTCCTTAATAAGTTGAGACGAATTGTAAGAAATAAGTTGAGCACCATTATACAGAGCACAGTCGGCAGCAAAATCATCATGGTCGAACCCGCTATGCATACTCCCCCGCTTCCCATAGAGATTACTTCGAATGTCATAGGGCGGGTCAAGGTAGGTAAAGCACTCTTTGTCATTAGTAAGGAGTGATTCATAAGACCAATTAGTAATTTTCCAATCTTTGATTATTTGAGTGTATCCCTGTAGTTTTTCAATTCCTCGCATTGAGAAATTATTGTCTGAAGCTTGCTTTGAGAATGATGAGGATTCTGTGAGACCAGAAAAAGAGCACTTATTGATAATATAAAAAGCACAAGCGCGATATAAATTTGGTTGAGAGTGGTCATTTACTATCTCCTTTGCTTCTAAAAATAAACCTTTAGCAGATGCCGGTTCTGGATATCTAGACTTCAGTTCTTGAAGTCTTTTATATAAACGGTATCCATCATCTCTTAGAGTTATCCAAAAATTTACAAGAGGTTCATAAAAGTCGTTAACCCACACTTTAAGATGTGGATACTTCTTAGTGATATGAATTGCTACGCTACCACCACCAAGAAATGGTTCGCGATACTCATCATAATCACGAAGATCTGGAATATAGACATCCAGTTTAGTGCAGGCACGGGATTTACCGCCCGGATAGCGTAATGGTGTTTTCAGGGACTTCATAATCAGGTTTGTTATACTTCAAAAATTCCCAGAAGGTAAGTTTCATTTCCTTGTGGGTCATACCACAATGTTTTGCGGCAGCGGGTAAAGTCATTTTAGCACGGAATAGTGCCTCATTTGCTTCTTGAACATTCTCTGGAGTAGTCTTTACTCTTGGTTCAATAAGACTTTTACTGTCGATTTTAAAAAATGCCATCACACAATCAATTTCTTAGATTCGGGAACAACTAACTTACTCCCAAACATTTCATTATACTTTTTACCAACCTCCTCTTGAACCTCTGCCACATAAACAACGTGTGTTTTCTTAACAGTAATCTCAGGACTTTCCTTGCTAATTACCATCGCCCATGGAGCAAATCCAACATTCTGTGAAGTAGGAAGAACAACTAGTCCATTCTGAACTGTGATTGTATCATCAGTTTCAGAAAGTAGTTCGGCAACAACCTCTTCGCCAGTCACGAAGCGAAACAATTTCACATCAATCATTTTGATAATTCCTTAAAATAAGTAACAGTTCTTGATAGTTTTTAATTAGTCGGTCAACTTGTTTTTTGTCAGTTCCACAGGGAGCATTATTCAAACATACCAAAATGCACTCTTCATCCGATATGGGATCTTTCTGAGTCCATCCATGTTCGTCAATCATAATACTTCTCTAAAATTTCATCAACTTTGTAATTAACTTTATTCAATTTATCTCTTTCTTCCTGCCCCTCAAGATACGATCTATCACTCATTCTCCTAAGTTCTCTAAGAACAGCAGAATTACCACCGTAGAAACCCATATTCTTCCAGGCACAATCAATATACTTCCACTTCTCACCAACCATCTCATCCCCAAGTGAGGGGACAACACGTCGGATACAGTGATTCCTAATTTCAGAAGGAACTTGAATTGTTTTGACCCAATTTGATTCCATTAGCATCACTGGGTCGGGGACAAAGAAGGGTATCATTTTAGAGGGACCATGTTTTCAAAATATTGACAATATTTATGTATGCCCAAGCAGTAAATACTTGAGGAACAATAAATGCTATCATTGCTACAATCCAGAACCAGTAGTAATAATTTTCTTTGTTTTGTGTTCTCATTTGAATTACACTCAATCAGGAAATAAATTTACGATAGCAACCGGTGAGGGTTTTTGGATCCAACTTACTAGGAGTAATATTAAGAGCAATTGATCCATCAGATTTTTTAAGGATCCTGTCCATGGCAACACAAAGCATCATGTACAGAACTTTGAGTTTACCTTCATTACTTTCATTCCATGTGTGTTCTTTCCAATACTCAACAAAATCAGAAGTCAATCGACAGGTAGAATCTCCTAAAAGTTCTGCTTTAAGCAGATCCAAAAATGCCTCTGCTTCATCACCAAGTTTAGCATTGACACAAAGAGTTACGAAAGCACCAATGGTTTTCTTTTGCGAAGAAAAATCCTCAGTATCAGTTAAAAATGAATTACAGATTTTCTCTGCTTTTTTAATATCATCCTTCCAATCAAACCATTTTTTAACAGCATTGTTGATTGTCAGTTTTGGTTTTCCTCCCTTACGAATCAATAGATCTCCAAGAATAGCAGTTTGAGATGCCTGTGCTGTGTTGTCCTTTCTATAAATTTCATCATGAGGACGACGAGGTTTAGCAATCGCGGCGTTAGAAAATGAATCTGGTTGTGCTCCAAGAACAACTGCTGTTTCATATTCACCAGAATCTTGATTAGCAATAAAAGTTAATCTATGTTGACTTTCATTGATGTCACCGTTTGTATTAAAAATAACGGGATCACCAGTAAACAACCATCCAAAAGTAGCGACAGATTGTGCAATTTTATTTACTTGAGATGGGCATATTTTTCGGTTGTCTTTATTGTGATGTTCAAGAATATACCTTGCCATCACAGGTGTCATTTTTATAACCATTGAATCTCTCACCTGTGATTTTGGATCAAAGGAAAGAGGGGTTGTCTGTTTAATAATTTCGTTCATTTGAATTCACACTCCACCATAAGTTCAGTTAAACATGCCAACATATTAATTTCCTGATCTGCTACAAACGCTGCTTGATACTGATACTTAGCGAGAACAAGGACAGCAGCAGGAATAGAACCAGGAACCAAGGCTTCGTAAAGAGAGTCATAAATGCGACGGAGAAGTACAGTAGTATCATTATCCAGATTACTAACGATCCACTTTCGCACCTCAGCAAAGTTTTTACCTTTGAGATTTTTGACCAGTTCATTTACCGCGACATCTGAAAACGTTGCAAGAATCCCCGAATCAATCTTACCACCCACCGAGTATCGTTGGATTTCGTTGAGGACACGTCGCCAATCTGGGAAGTGTTTGTTGATGAGCTCAACGAGTACTTTGTTGTCGTACTCAACTCCTTCTGCGTCGAGAATTTCCCGAATCCGTTTAAAAAAGTTGGCAGCGATTGACTGTCGGTCTTTACCTTTGATGCCAAATTCAATGACGGCACAACGGGAATGGAGGGGTTCAAGAATTTTGTTCTTGTAGTTGCAGGTGAAGATGAATCTGCAGTTACCGGCAAATTCCTCAATAAACGCCCTAAGTAAGAGTTGTACATCATTGGATGTGTTGTCTGCCTCATCGATGATGATGACTTTGTGTTTAGAAGTTGCCGTAAGCGAAACGGTCGAAGCGAAGTTCTTCGCATTATTTCGGACGGTGTCCAAGAATCGCCCCTCATCGGATCCATTGATGACATAAACATCTGCTCCAAGTTCGTTACAGAGAGCCTTAGCAACTGTGGTCTTACCAATTCCTGGAGGACCAGCAAGAAGCATATTAGGAATCTCTCCTTTATCTAGGAAGTCTTTAAAAGTCTTTTTTGTTGATGCTGGAAGAATACACTCATCAATAGTCTTAGGTCGATATTTTTCAACCCAGATAAAATCACTCATAATATTGTTTTAGGAATAAACCAATAGGATACAGATTGCCAGTATTTTCCAA